ATGTTAAGTGACTCAAAAATTAGAAGTGCAAAACCGAAAGAAAAGCTTTATAGGCTTGGTGATTCCGATGGTTTGTGTGTTGAAATAAAACCTAATGGCAAGAAGTATTGGCGCTATCGTTTTCAATGGCTCAAAAAAACACAAATGATGAGCTTAGGTGAATACCCTATTGTGGGATTAGCTGAAGCCCGTACTAAAAGAGATGAAGCTAAATCTTTAGTTGCAAGCGGTATAAATCCAGTTGAAGAAAAAGAAAACCAAAAAAAGGCTAAATCTGATGAGTATGACAATAGGGTTCTCTTTAAACATGTTGCTGCAGAATATAAAGCAGAAAAATTAAATAATCGTTCAGAAAGGTATCAAGAAGCTTTTCAACGCGCCTTAGATAAAGATATTTTAAAAGTTATTGGTGATAAGGATATTAAAGAAGTCACCTCAGCAGACGTTTTGACTATTATGAAAAAGACGATTACACGAGTTAAGCGTCAAAAAAACCATGGTACTGGCGAAGTGTCAGCAATTCAAAATCGTACTTTTATTGGCGGCGTAATGCGTTATGCAATCGCCACACTTAGAGCCGACTATGATCCAACCTATGCCGTTAAAAACGTTGTAGAACGTCCCGAAATAGAACATGCCAGACCCATGGAAAAATATGAGGCTGTGCAACTTAGAAATAAATTAAATAGCTATGGTGGATCTACTACAGTTAAAAATGCTGGCCTTGTAATGCTCTACTCTATGCTCAGGACTATCGAGATCCGCCGCATGAAATGGGAATATGTTGATTTTGAAGCTAGAACAATTACATTCCCAAAAGAGATGATGAAAAAGAAACGTATTCATATCGTTCCTATGTCTGACCAAGTTTTTAATATTCTTCAAGAACAGCGCAACATTGTAGGTAATCGTGAATATGTTTTTCCAGCCATCTATCAAGATGGGATGCTCTCCGCTACTACAATGAATAAAATGCTTGATTACATTGGCTTGTCTGATGTCACTGCTCATGACTTTCGTGCCACTGCATCAACCTTGTTAAATGAAAAGGATTACGATGACAAATGGATTGAAAAACAATTAGCGCATGCAGATGGTAATAAAACTAGGGCCACATATAACCATGCCAAATATTTAGAAAGCAGGCGAAAAATGCTACAGGACTGGGCTAATATTGTGGATAGCTGGGCGGTTTAACCGCCTTGCTTCTTCTGAAAATGCCACCAGACTTTTTTATAATAAACTTCGTCACGCAAGAAATTAATTTTTAATTCGTTGCCATTGAGGTCATAAATTTTAGTGACCTCTCCTTTCTTATCTAGATCTGCTAATAGATCTGCAACGCGAGAATATGCATGATAATGAATTTTGATTAACTGTGAAGACATAACAATAATTCAAAGTAATTTTAATAATGATACATCAATCCATCGTTCAAGTAAGTTAAGTGTATTGCGCAAATTTATGCTCATATTTGCTTAATATTGATATTTTTGCGCAAAATTATTCTCAGAAGAAAAAGGCTATTTTAATTACTCTTCTATTTTTTGATACAAAATGCCAATCAAACATAAATGTTATTTTTTCTCTAGTTACTATTTTTCAATAACTTAAATTAATATCGAGAAGTTGGCCAAATACTGCAGCTGCTTTGACCAACCTTAGGTAGTTGGTACAAAATGTCAATTAACAACACACTGTACGCAAATGCTGACTCTAATATTATTTTTGATCGTATGGGCTGTGCAGCCCGATAATAGAATACACAGCACAGTAATAATCGAAGCAAACTTAGTTCGCTTACTGTGAAAGATTTTCATGCTAGCCGATCCGGTTAGCAATCCAGCCATAGAAAAACTGCTCTTGCGTGGGATTACGCTCACAGATTTCAATGTAACGTTGGCCTTGCATAATGTTTAGAACTCGCACCAGTACTTTTTCGCCTTCTTTCCCGCGTTTGGCCAAATAGATTTTTAAAGCATTTAGGCTAGCTGGGCCATAAATTCCATCTACCGTAAGATCTGGCCAACCGCCTTTACCTTGATTGTTCAGCAAATTCAAGGCACGTTGTAAAAGTGGCTTTGCAAATCCAGTACCGCAATTCACACCAGTATCTAAAAGCTCTTCAGCCACTGCCGGGCTGATTGTATTTACTTGATCGAATCGCGGAGCTGTCCAGTACTGTTTTTTATAAATAGCTTTGGCCACATCAAGCGGTAAATCTTTCATGTTGCCCTTAAAACCATTTGTACGTGCTACTGCTTCAGTAATACCGTACTTTGTTGCCCCTCCTCGATCTGCTGGGTTATTTACATACCCGCCTTCTCGTTTAATCAGATCTTCAAGATATTGATCAATATTCATTTCAGTTTCCTTTAGGCAATAAAAAACCCCGCAAATGCGGGGTTTTTCTGATTTTTAGATTTTATGATACTTTTCGGAGACGAGATGCATGAATGGTGCTGCGCATATCACCCTTGAGAACTTCTCGCATACTTGGAGTTTTTGCACAAGCAGACAATACACACTGAGCTACCAATTCATTAACTTTTTGTTGTTTTGTTTCAGTTAATTGAACATGACTTAGCAATGAAATAACGTTCATAATTCCCACACCTATTTAGTAAGGTTTATTGACGTCGAAAGGCAAGCCAACGCTTACCTTCAAACTTAACTGTCAAACCAGCTTTATCTAATTCTGATTTAATGGATTCTGCTGCGTCATGCATTCGCTGTAAGAATGCTTGACTATAGTCCGTACGTGCGTAGATTTTAGTCGCACTACCAGAACAATCAGCATGCTGCAAGAATTTTTGAATAATAAAGATCAAATATTCTGCGTATTTCGAATCATATTCTGAATCAACTAAACTATCAAGCTCTGGGCTAATGTAGATATCAAAAATCTTTAACGTTAATTCACGTCCACGACGATGATAACCGACTTCAACAATAACATTTGGATGATCACAATCATCTTCACAAATACCGATATAAGTGTTTAGACTTTCTCGCGTTAAATAATCCCCATAATCTTTACTTGCTTGAATGTGTTCGAAAAACTGTTCATTTAACTCAATTAATTCGTCATCAAGATTTAATGCTATACCGCGATCAATCCAGTGTCGTGCTGTTGTTTTTAATAATTCTTCGTCAAATGAAATGATATTCAATTTTATTCCTCTCTTATAAAGTAAAGACAAAAGAAGATAACAAATTATAAAAACAATATAAAGAAGACACTAATTGATACATTAGTATTAATAGACCGCCCGAAGGCGGAATTAACTGTTTTCAATGTCTTTTCTGGCTTTTTTAAACTCTTTGATCACTTCAACGATCGTTTTACCTTCCTGTTTATCTATAAAATTAAAAATCCAACGGACTAAAGCCCAACCGGGTAAACCACAAACAAAGAAGAACCCACCTAGAGCAATCATCCCCCATACATCAGTAACCCATTCATGAAGCCCCCACTTCACTATAATGAATGAGCCGCCAGCAAGGCTTGATACAACTGTGCAGATCAAGCCTACACCCCACTCTTGTGGTGAGCGTGGCATTCGTGTCATCAATACAACTGCTGCAACTAAAGCAACCGCTAAAGTCACCATAATTGCTGCACCATAAAATTTTAAAATTGCTGTTAAACCGCTAGTTGAAACAGGTTCCATGCCTTTTACTCCAGATCATAGGCAAAAAAAAGCACCCATTTGGGTGCAATGCTTTTGTTAAAATCAAGCTTCTAAAGTCGCTTGAGTCACTCTCGCCGAGTAGTTCCATGATGTTGGCTTCCAGACATCACGCGCCGCAACCCGAATGTAATAAGTCGTGGTTGAATCCAGATTTTCAATTGTGCAGGCATTCTCGGTACCGGTCCAACTCGCGGCCAGCGTTTCCGGATCAAAGCTGGCATTTTTGCTGATCCACACCTGGTAATCTTTCAAGTCTGGCACCTCACTTGGTATCCATGTCACCGTGATTGAGTTTGATGTAGCCGATGTATAGACATTGGCCAAGATTGGAGGAACTGGATTGCTGATATTCAGGTCCGTAAATGTACTGGTACCGTTTTCTGATTTGCTCGCAACACGGATTGTATAGTTACGCTGCACTCCATCCACTCTAGCTTCTTCCATCGAATAGGTGTATTCAGCACTGGTCGTTTCAATCGTTCTAAGCAGAGTGCTTCCAGACGAGACCTGCACAATATAACCCTGTGCGCCAGCAGCAAACTGCCATTGCACCTTAAATGAACTACCCACAAATGGCGACTGTAGCGATAATCCCTTAACACCTGAAGGACGCCCACCGTTGAGTGTATGGCTATAAGCTGTGACTTCATCTAAAGTTTGTTCTTTCTGCTGCAGACCATTGAAGCTGGTGAATTTGAGATAGATGGTTTTATCAATCAGATTCGAATTGAATTCATGCTGAAAGATCGCTTTATCTATTCGAACAAAGGATTCACCGGCATTATGTGCTAAAGCATCATCAAACCGTCCACGTAACACACCGCCAAGCGTATACAAGCCAGATCCGTTTAAAGTTGCATCGACATAGCTGACATATTCATCACCGACTCTACAGAGCGTTGTATTCAACTGAGCATCTTCAGATGTTCCACTAAAAATCTGACTGGATGTGTTTAGCTGCACTTGCATTGCAGTTGCACTGGAATTAATTGCAGCAACTAACTGGCCATAGCGTGCAGATCCGTAAATTGTTCCAATCATTTCATACGTTGTATTGTCCAGACTCGCCCAGACATTACAGCCGCCCCAGTTGCTTCCACCCGATGCTGCTACCCATACCTGATTTTTACCATCCGTTAGATCGAGCGGCGGTTCAAAGATTACCGGTGCATTAACATTACCAGGTTCCTCGTTACCCCCTTGATAACCATTTGACGCCTGTAAGTCGTATTCAACTGCTGATCGAGAACCCACCGCTAACTCTTCTGCAGTCACGGTAAGCAATCCATCCTCATCTTCTTCAATGCGCGTGATACGCACTGGGAAGCGATCTAAACCCAAAGACTCATCTGTGAGCGTCACGATATCCATCGGCTCGAGTCGGCAGTACTTCCAGCCCAGATCAAACTCATATTCATTGCGCACGTAAAGTTTGCGCTGTAGCAATAATTGCACAGCATGTCGGGCAATCTTCGGCTCACAGAAAAAGTCGTACTTCACTGGATCCTGAGTGCGTAGTCCAAACATTTCAATGTTTGCTTGGTCTTTCGCTTCGACCGTCTCGGTATTGTATTGATTGAAGCGATTCACGTACTCAATCTGACAGTGATTAAATGCATCCGTATCACGGCTACGCTTCACGCGAACGGGCTGATCATCACCAATGAAGTCATCATCTGTTAAATGATAGGCTGGTGTGAGATCCGGTGTAAACGTGACTCCATTTCCCGATACCGCAGTGTCACCATAAGATCTAATTTTTAAGCCATCCGGGCTGGGTACGATTGCACAATTTACCGACTCAACAATTTCATTAATGATCTCATGCGCTGCACGCTGTTCGGTCAGTGCAGGACTGATAAATAAGCCGGTGGCTGTACAGTAACGGCGAAACTCTGAGAGATCCGCCACATTCAAATTAGGTGCAGCACCATAGCGTGGATGACTAATTAGATCCTCAACAACGTCGGCCGGATTAGCATCATGAATCGTATCTGAAAACGTAATGTCGCTAATCACTTCAAAGTTATGATTCGATAATGATGCACTACCACCTAAGTCATAATTTGCACACGCGATATAGCCGAGAAATGGATAGTGTACTGCCTGATCAGGATGCATTGACGCCAGATAACCCCACACTGGGTTATGATCACCGTCGAAGAGTTCAAATCCGAGTTGATCAATTGGCTTGAGCTGCACACCGCCTTCAGTTTTTGGAACAATCTGCTCCTTATCTCGCCAGATATTGCCAATATCGCGTATTTTGGTTTCGCATAAACCCAGCATTAACGATGCGCTGTATGTATACGTTGTATTGCTTGTTTTCGTTTTACCGCCCTTACCTCCCGACTTGGTTGTCGTAGTATGCGCAGTCGATGAGAAATCGCCATACCAGAACATATTCGCAGCCAACCGGTTTTTGCCGTAGACCAGTGGCTGGCATAGTCCATATGCAGATTGCTGAACACGCATAGAGTTGATGCGGTTGTCTGATGTACTGATTGTTGTACTACCAAAGATTCCACCCATTATTTTTTCAGCCTCTTCATACGAAAAAACCCGGCGATTCGCCGGGCTAAACTTCCTTTGGTACCATCTTGAAGAATGACTCCCAGATGGATATATGAATGAATGATTGTTGGCCATTCAACGACAATTGCGCCATGGCTGACACATTTGCCAATTTTATAAAGCACAATATCCCCCGGCTCTGGTGGCCCGTCCACTTCAAAGCAGACACTCCTGATATGCTCAAGATAGCGCTCACCCATCTGATGCATATGCCAGTCTGGCGGATACGGACGCGGATCTAAATGGTCCATGAGTCCAACTTTTTCATAGACCTCACAGATCAGCGTACCGCAATCCACACCCACGCCTTTGACACGGCCTTGGTGGTGATATGGGGTGCCGAGCCAAGTCAGTGCTTCTTGAACAGCGAGCTGGTTTTTCTGCATAGACTCCCCTAAATTTTGGTAATAAAAAAACCGCTAAATGCGGCTTTTTATATCATCTTGGTTTCAGACAACGGCTCAGGCTTCGGACGCTCAGCTTCGTACTGCTCTTCTGAGATAAACTCGACGTTGTGAATTGTCGAAAGTGTATTTGTGTCAGATAGCTCACCCATTGTGATGACAGCACCAGTGTCTTTATCTATAACTTTGTAGAACTGCCCATCTGTAATTGTATAATCAGTCATTATACTTGTCCTCCATCTGTAATTGTCCAACCTGCACTTACTAAATTTGCTCTAGCACTCGAAGATACAGAAGAATATTTTGATAAACCCATGCCCAATAATCTAGGTTTAATTCTTGATGCCCACTGGTTTCTTCTTGTCGTATTTACATCTAGCCATAAAGCGTTCAAGAAATCATCATAATAGGATGTTCTATATGCCTTACCCTCCATGAAAGAATCCAAAGATACCTCTACGTTGAACTTAGGACACCATGCTGCTAGTGGCTGATCAAACGCCGTTGCATATGCAAACATTCTCCACATGTCCAAACACGCAGACACGTTCCATGATTCCACAGGCTGATTAAATGACAAAGCTTCTTCAAAGAACTGCGCAAGATCCGTACACACAGATACATCCAAAGCTGCCACTGGCTTATTGAACGACTTGGCTTGGCGCATGAACATCCTTAATGCTGTGCATTTAGAGAAGTTGAGGTTCTCGATGGTCTGATTGAAGGATTCAGCCCCCATGAACATTTGACTAGCCGTCACAACAGATCTTGTATCCCAGTTACTTAGTGGCTGATTAAACGACTTAGCGTACTTGAATAAGCCATCCATGTATTCGACCTTTTGAACATTCCAGTCGTTCAGGTCCTGATTAAACGCATGGGCGTTTTCGAACATATACGATATATTTGTGGCAGAAGACGTGTCCCAGTTGCCAATAGGCTGATTAAAAGACTTGGCCCAGCCGAACATAGATGAAAAATCAGATACCTTAGAGGTATTCCATTTATCCAAAGGCTGGTTGAAATCAACACAATTCGCGAACATCCCTGCAAATGCAACGGCTGATTCCGTTACCCATGAATTTAGGGGCTGATTGAATGGAGTCCCTTGAAACATAGAAGAAAACTCAGTTATTTTCCTAACATCCCACAAGCTCAAATCCTGATTGAAATTAGGGGAATTATGAAACATACTTACGGCATATACTACGTCAGACATGTCCCAGTCTGATAAATCATATGCCACAAATTGGTTCCAAAACATCTTGCCCGTGCTATTTATAGTGTATGGTCTTCTTGAGTAATCGATCTTCATTTGATTAGGATTATTACCGCCACATAGGGAAGTGTCGGACGTATAGTTGTTAAACATCAACTGACAACTTTTAAGCCCTTCATCAATTTTAATTTTAAAATAACAAATGGTCGAGTTCGGAAGTATTAGTTCAGTTGAATCTATGGTTATCGGGTTGTCTGGTACCACTAACCTATCTGGGACGTTTGCGGCCCACGCAACGAATTTGCCTCCGTTTATGGTGATAGGGTTTTCAGCATGTGAAAGGCCCCATGTCCAGAGTTCAACCTCGTCGGCTCCGTTAGTTCTGCGATAAATCGCAATATTGCACTTGCCTAATTTAGGGAATACTTTAGATCTAGTATTGATAGATCCGTCTGTTTTAAGTAAAAGAGTATTTGACATATCTCACCTGATTAATTGATTAACCATACCGTATCTAGGTAGTTGATTCTGGCATCGATATACCTATATGCCTGCTCTAGATCTGGATAATTACTATTGCCGAAGATCGGTGTTACCCCCCATTTGGCTTTATCTTTCGAATAGATGTCTCTGGGGATATTTCGGGCTACTTCCACATAATGCTTAACTACCGCATATGTAGATATGTCTCCGCTTTTTCTTAACTTTGTGTAAAGCTCACGGATTTGAGGCAGATATACTTGTCTAAATCTAGGCCAGATATCACCACTGACAATGAAACCTGTTTGAGTGGCTCCCGCATTTTCGCCAGTAAACCAGTTTAAAGTCCAGTCCAAATCGTAAGGCAGAATAGACCAATGGATATTGTCCCATGTCATGATATTGTAGTTATTGCCATTGATATCCCAATGCCCAACTAATTCAGCAAAGATGTAAAATATCAACCAGTGAGGTAAAACCAAAACAGAAGCGTGGTTTTGATAATTACTATCTAAGTCCTTAGTAAAGTTGAAAAGTCTTTCGATCGAGGTTTGTACCGCAGCAAATTTACTGGGTACAGGCCCTTGGTCTTCATATCCTGACATTTTAGGAGACTTTATTTCCCAGTCATGTGGATCAAAACTTTGACTCAAGTGTGCATCATATGTTGCACTATCTAAAAAGATATGGTTCAAATCAGCATTGTTAAGTGCGTAATTTTGTCTAGTTTTCTTTAATCTTAAGGTATATAGACCATAAAACTGATTATTTAAATAGACAACACAAGGTATTCCGTGAGGATAGTACTTTGCATCAGCTGTGTATTCTGCATCTGCTTTCCTATCAGTATTTGCTTGATAAATAATATTATTTACTTTGCAGTAAGGATAATCCAGTTTTCTTACAAGGCTATTCCAAAATCTGTAGCCACCTTGGTCGCGGAAATGGGTAGGGTCCCTGTAGAATCCCTTTAAGTGAAAAGAGTCAGTGGCGATCATGCTACCTACTTTGACCTTGAGCGATTCCATATCTGAATTAAAAAGATCCAATGTGTAGTTTTTCTTATAGTCGTATGCTGACCCTTGACCTTGGACCGTTACTTTCATGTTTGATTTGAAAAATGTCTGAGAGTTAGATGGGTCACTAAACGAACACACACCCGATACAGTTGTCTCGCCTAAATCGGTAGGCGGCTGGCCCACCATAGTGAAATCGATCCTGTAAAAACTCAATTCAGGGATGGCGATTTCGGTTTGCTCGATCACTTCGTCTAATGATTCCGAGCTGCTACCGAAAGGAGTAACTACTTCATCTGCTATGATTTTTGTGAAATACCACTCACCTTTAGAATTCAAAGAGGCAAGCATGTTTCCTGTATTATCGGAAACTGCAAGAACCGTGTCTCCACCAACCTCACTTGTAGATTCGATATTCAAATCAATATTTGAAAGATCAAATGAACCTCTTACCGTTCCATCTCTTCCAATTGAGAATAAAACATTATCCAAAGCATCTGAAATAATGAATAAGTCATCTGGGGTTGAGGAAATTGTATAAGGATTATCCGAGGTTTCTACTTTTGTTAAATTTGTGCCATCCCAAACATAAAGCCCTGCGTCGTCTCCCTGTGCGATACGCACAGTAGAATTTGCTGGTACATTGATTTTATCTGCTTCAAACAAAGCCATATTTGCATAGCTGTAGTTGCCGCCTTGCGCCTCGACTAAATCAAGTGACATTTGACGAATATGATTGAGCAAAACGGTTAATGCATTTTTAAACTGTGATTCGGTGATGGTGTTCCCGATAAAATCGTAATCGCTCGGTACAGTCATTGGGTTACCCTCAAGAACAAAAAACCCCGCGAATGCGAGGCTTAGAAAGTTAAATTTGATTAAACAGACGTTTCCGGAATTGGAATAAACGGCGCACCACGAAAACGGGAAAAGTTATTAAAGCGGTTCTGGCAAGTTTCCAGACGCTTATCGCAACCCGGATAAACCTTGATTCTCTGCCCCACCTCAGGATTTTCAAGTAATGGCAATGTAAGAAGCAGCACATCAAGCTCATGTAGACGAACCGTTCGTTTAAGACCCTTATTACCACCCTCTAAAAATTCGATCACGCCTTGCGTGAACCAGCCCTGCGGCTGGTTGATATCACACAGGATCCGCGATGCAGTACTGCCAGCAGCAATCGTAGTTTCAAGCGCATAATTTTCACGATTCAAACCACAGGCGTGATCAAACAGTGTATTGCTGCAGCTCGGTTGGTATAAATTACGTGGCATCTGCACATTCAGTTCATCCAGATCTGATGCGACACTGGCCTGTATCGTATTGCGATCAAACTCAGGTTCAATAATCCGGCCTTCAAACAGCTTAATGGTTCCCGCGCTGGTATCGGTAGGTGTATTGGCATCCATGAAAATACGTTCAAGCTTGAAACGTGAACCGTCCATCTGACCATTGTGAAAGGCTTGGACAATACGCAAACTTTCAAAAGTTTGTTTATCTGTCACATCAATTGTTATAGATAAATTATCCACTTCTACACCCAATGATAATGTGATGCCATCCCGACTAATGATGGGACCATCAGAATGATAAAGTTCACCCCCAACAATGAGATCAAAATCATAATTGGTGTATCGATATACGTCGTTTTGAACGGTAGTGATCGTATATAGATCGGCCATCACGAACTGATTGGCATCTAACAATGCAATAAGTTTTTCCGAAGCTGCTCTCATACCTTATTTCCTAGTGACCCAATCATGTCGACTTTCCCAGCTTTCCAGAGCTTAGACATAAAATTGGTATATTGCTGTTCATCATCAGCAAAACGACATCGATAGTAAAAGGTACCAGTTACAGTAATAGATTCTCCTTCTAATAGTGGAATCGATAGCTGCAACATACCATTATTTGTAATAACAAATTGAAGTAACCACATTTGACTTTCAGGATCTGACCACATCGGTTTTGATGCATTCTCACTCCACATCAACGGATCTTCACTCTGTTCCGCTTGGGTATGTTGTAAAGGGATCTGAGTGGTATTGATCTGCTTATAAAGCTGGAATGACGTTTGAACCCCATCGCCTACAAACGTGCACTGAAATTCATTGTCCTCAGGCATCTTGAAAAGAAATGAATCAAATGAGCCACGGCGCTCTAGAAAGAAACCTTCAAGTTGCTGTAATTCATTACGCCCCTTGCTCTCCCGAAGGAATGCAAAGGACATGCTGATCTGATATTTAGGTACTGCCTGATAACTAGCCCTTAGTTCTCGACCATTTACTGATTGCATGATCTTGGTATTGAACATGGGGGTTTTAGTTAGATCCCACTCTAGACCCGGCAGTTCAGGAAACAATACGTCTGACATGAATCCTCCTTATTTACCGTTTTTACCAAATCCACGGGCATAACTTTGCAAACCACTAGCAACTGCACGACCATTGCTCTTCAAGAGCCGTTGAATACTCTTGGCATCAATTGCACTAATATTAATGGTTGCTCCCGCACCTCCACCTTCAGCAACTGCAGCAGCTCCAAAGCTTGCTCCATTACGCAAAGCTTTACCCATTTCACGAATGGTATTCGCATGTTGGGAAGGTAAAACCATTTCATCTTCATGTAGCTGGGTAACCGGATTCACACCTGCAGGAATGTCGTAACCTCCTCGAGCAGATTTGATTTTGCCAGCAAGACCACCGACTAATGCCAATGCAGAAGCACCAGCCGCCACAGCAAGCACTGGACCAATGTAAGGAATGGATACCATGGCTTTAAATGCACCCGCCATCGCTTCCCAGGCATACATCATGATGGACTTGATCGCTTCACCCGCTTTGATGGCCAAACGCGCTAAGGCACCTGTACTGGTTACCATGGTCTTGGTCATTTCACCTGCGACTACAGCGCCAGTTTGTGCAGCTTGACCCGCAACTTCAGCAGCGGTTTCAGTTTTAATGAATCCAAGCTTTATGGCCAATCGAGTCGCTAAGCTTGCAGCGTACTTTTTCATTGGCGCTGTGATCATGCTTTGAATAAATGACCCTGCCAGTTCTGTAAAAATGGCATTCATGGCATTTTTCCAAGTCAGTGTTCCATTCATCATGGACTGAATGCCCTTGTCCCATAGACCAGACATTCGTGATGTTAGATCACCAAACTTATCTTCAAAGTCTTTCATTTCTGCATTAGAAATTAACGCAGGGCTTTGAATGTCAGAGATGGATTTCTCAGTATCTAATGCACCCATTTCATTGGTGACATTTGATACGCCGTTGCTATTACCAGTAAGACCACCAAGCTCACTCTCAAGTGCTAGGCGTTCCTCTAACCCCATGCGTTTAATTGCATACAGTTGATCTTCAAGTTGTTTGGCTAAACGCGCCCTTTCAATATTGGAAATCTTGCCTGCATTTAATGAAGCTTCGAGTTGGGCCATTTCAATTGTGAAAATACGCTCAGCTAGGATCGTTCTACCTTGCAATTCTTCATCTAACAGCACTTTCATTTGCTCGAGCTGTTCAACGCGAATCGCTTTGGTTTTTTCAGCTGCATCTTTCTCAGCTTGAATCGCAAAAACTTTTTTCTCATCACTGCTTAATATTGATTTTTCAATCTCATCAAGCTCATTTTTGAGATCAATCGCGATTTTTTTGCTTTCATCTGCATATTTATACTGAAGTGCAAGCTTTTCTTTTTCAGCCTCTTCCGCCTTACGGATCTGCTCTTGAAGCGACTTTTCATAAGCAGATGCATCTGTACCTGACTCAACACCATTTACGCCAGCCATATAGCCTTTAACGTTTTTTACATACTGGCGATTGACTGGACCAATACCGGTACCGCGGTCAACATTGCCCTCACCTGCATGATATGCTGAGATCGCTTTATCAATGTCACCATACTTATCTAGCAAGAAACGCATGTATTTGGCTGCGCCTTCAGCAGCTTGTTTTGTGTCAAATGGATCGGATACGCCAAAGCGCTTGGCGGTCATATCCAGCATTTGAAAGTTGCCTTTCGCCGTGCCGTATTTAGTCTGAACGCCTTCAACATTTCGACCCTTAGTCTCTTGCATGTTAAGAGCTGATAGCATGCCACTCGGCAAGCCATACTTGGCTTCAAAGCCTGAATAGTTAAACTTTTCAGCATTGGCTTTTACACGCGCATTGACCTGTAAAATCTGTTGCTGTTTTTCAAGCTCCTTAGTTTGACGTTTTTGAGTCTCCTCAGCTTTCTTTTCAGCCTCCTCACGCGCTTCAGCTGCTTGTTTACGCTTCCAGTCAGCTTCTTCAGCCTGTTTAACAGCTTCAGGCATTGCGCCGTCTTTAGCGGTGTATCCCATACCAGCCTTATCACGTGCATCTGCCATGTGCTCAGCACGCTCACGCGACACACCACCAACTTTCATATTGTGTTGAATATAACGTTCACGCTCAGACTGCTTATTAGATTCACGCACGTATTCAATTTGCTTGGCAGTCAAATTGGCAAGTGCATTGGCTTTATCATTAATGGAATTTGTGTGGTCCTTATTGTCCTTGGTACCTTGCTTAACAACATCGTTATACGTTTTTAGAACACCCTGAGCTTCAATAACGGCTTTACGCTCTTTATTGACAGCAGCGGCTTTCTCATCAATGCCTGTTTTATGCTTAGCTTCAACAGTTCGAAGATTGTTGATACCTGTAGCCAACTGATCAGCATTTAGTTTGCCTTGCAAATACTGGTCATATAAGTCTTTAGCCACCTTCTTATCCATCTCAGAAGCATCAGAATGACTAATAAGCGCACGCACCAAGCCAAGTAATGCAATTTCCTGTTTACGGAAGCCTTGTTCAGCTTTGGATAAGTCCGCCGTGGCTTGTCGCGTCAATACACGCTGTTGAGCCTTATCAAGCTTTTCATATTCCTCACGAAGTTGAGCAACTGTTTTGCCTTGTGTGCTTAAAGCTGGAACAGCTTCATCACTGCTTCGTTTCATGTAAAGGAATGCAGCTCCCGCAGCAACACCTTGAACTGCGAGCATTGCTAAGCCTGCAGGTCCACCAAGTAAGGCCGATGCACCCCGAAGAACTCCCATAGCTGTAGCTGTTCGCATTGCCTGTCCCTGTAAAGCAGACAATTGCATCTGATAAGCCATGCCTTGGGCTACGCCGATCACAAACTCTTTAGCCAATACGGCGCATTGAACAACCAATTTAGCTGAAATAGCAGCACCTAAAGCGATGACCACAGCTTTGATGTTGTCAAAGTTCTGTGCAATAGCAGTCACTGCAGGCGTTACTGAATTGATCAGCATTGCCTGGAAGCCTTGGAACTGAAGCTCTAGTGTATAAAGGTTTTCTTTAGCCTTACCAAGGTTATCCACCATATCTTTAGACATGATAGCGCCAGCATTCTTGGCTTCTTCACCCCATTTTTTAAAGCCTGCACCGCCATCTTTGAGTAGTGGAATAAGCAAACTGCCATCATTGACGATCTGCTCCATGTAGGTGATAGTTTCAGCGTGCGATAAGTTGGCTTTTTCCAAACCATCGTAATATGCTTGGATAACTTCTGGACCGCTTAAATCTTTAAACATATCGATGGTCACACCAATTTTAGGCGCAACCTTTTCAAAGAAGTCCATCATTTCGCCTTCACCACGGCGCGCTTCACCGAGACGATCTAGCGCATCCTTACCTATTTGGCCAAACTGTTCTAAAGACAAACCAGCTGTTTGAGCACCTTTAGCAAAGTATTGAAAGTCTTCAACTGAATCACCCACAAGATCAGACATTTTCTGAACTTCTGAAGCGGTACTAATGGCATTACGAGTAAAACTGACCAATCCATCTACAGCTAGGGCTGAACCAATACCAGCAGCAATTTTTTTACCCAAGCCCAGCATTTGCGTTGAGATATTGCTTGAGAGATTATCAAAGGTCTTTTGAACACCAGATACGTCAATCTGAAAGTCCACTTTTTTACCTGTGACTTCGATCTCTTGCGCCGTATCTTTAACAATACTTTCGGCATCATTCATGCCCTTTTTAAGTTCAGAAGTCTTCGCACCAACGTGCACTTCCACTCGATTGTTGCTCATAATTCCTCTCTTACAGGCATAAAAAAACCGCCGTGAGGCGGTCATTGTTTAACTAGACTACTTACTGAATAGCTTGGTTGAAGTTTTGTAGGACTTTATATTTTATACTTTGATTATCGGCAGAAATTACTTCCAACCTAGCCCCCTTATATCCAATAATTTTTGAATCATTCAGGTCATACTCTACACTATTTGCAAAAGCCGGACGTGCTAGGTCGCCTGAAAATTCACGATACCCAATATTGATTTTATTTCCAACTTTGCCGTTGTAAATTAAAGTTTGCTGAAATGAGTTTGTATCCTTAGTTGTTATTTTTGTTTTTGTAAAATCAATAAGATCGCCATCGTAACTTTTTACATTTGCAGATATTAGAGAAACTTTGTTGGTATTTTTTTCAACAACGATAGACTGTAAACCACTTGGGTCAAATGACATCATTGAAACTTTCTCTACCTTTCCTGAGTCACTGCCGCTATGTGGCATATAAAATTCTTGTTTTTCATTTTCGCCAATTTTTATATATGTGCCAGCAGAAAGAGCCATCTTTGCTTTATCTAGCATCTGCCGATCGTTAAGTTTTATTCCATCAGCTTGAATTACTTTCCCTTGCTCAAGTAGTGACTCTCCAATATAAGCTGTTGCTACCTGATTTAAGGGTGGTGTACTAATATGAGTGACTTGCGGCTTATAGTTATATGATGGTGTAGCGCATGCCACTAAAGCCACCGCCAACAAACTTACCCCTAATACTTTTTTCATGGTTATATCCAAGTTTTTATAAAATTCACACAAACTTTAACCAAATGTGAATTAAAAAACAATCAGGGCAACCCTAGCCACCCTGAGGAAAGTTCTGCAGATCCGCAAACAAATCATCTTCATCATCGCTTTGCAAATCATCTGAACCGGTACTATCTTCAATCCCCATAAATGCTTCAAGGATTCGGCATAATCGCTGAATACCAACATGGCTGGGAGGACACTGCTTATGATACGCATTCAATGCTTTGACTCTTGGAAAATCCAATTCATTACGCACATAGTCGTAATCCTTACCCAATGTCAGCACCAAATGCGTGTACAGCTCCTCCCAGTCTATTCCCCCGAATCAGTGGCCTGCTCGTCTTCACCTGTATAAACCAGACCAGAAGCCCCCATGACCGTTTCAAATACGGCGTTCACGTGGCCAACGTCAAGCAGTTCATCAGCAACAAACTCACGTGTAATGTCAGGATAGTTACGCTTTAAAGAGCCATGCGCAACATCCACCACTAAAGCAAAGTCACTTGGATCAAAGGTTTTAAGCTTTGGCATTAGCTTTTCAGCAGTACCTAAGGACAACGGCGCAAAAATCCAAATCTGGCCGTTAATTTTAAGCGGATTACCACGTGGGTTTTCGACCTGGTTAAATTGCATTTGATATTACTCCGAAGTAGTCCATTTGAAGACACGGCCTAAATCATCGGCCATTGGCTGGAATTCAAACTCAGGTAGATCGTAATCGTCCTGTTTTGAGCTGAATCCAAGTTTGTTACTGGTGCAACGGAAGAAATTCATGTGCATGAACTTGCCTTTGTAGTCACGTTGCAGGTCAACGGCAAACTCTGGCGTATAACCCATATCTAGGTTAGATACAGTGATTGACTTTGCACCCGCTACCATTGCTGAATAACGGAAGTTAATAAATACCGTTTTACCTGCATCGGCAGCAGCAAATGTATAAGCACCGGTTGCCGCATCTACACTGTATTGCCCTGTTGCTGGCGCTGAAGCTACACGTTTAAGTGGGATTGCTTTAGCATCTGTTACGCCTAGATCCTTTACATATGTACCGCTGTTAGGAACAACCGGTGTAACAGTACCACCAGCCGGAATAACTTCACCATTAATGGTTTGGGAAACTGTTTCGATTCCACCTTCAGCTACAACGCCACCGAAAAAAATGGAATTTAACAAAGTACCGTTAATACGTCCGAAAGAAGCTTTACATTTAATGGTACCTTTACCGCGTGCAGCATCTACGGCGAATTGACCACGACCGAAAAGCTCTTTTAAGTCATAGCTAATATCTACACCAACGGATTGCATCACCCCCACTTCTACTGGTGTGGGATTACTAATCGGTTGCCCGTATACATCTTGAATCGGTGTAGCAAAGATCTTGCCGGCACCAAATAAATATTGAGCCATTTATTTTGACCTCTCTAAAATGACAAAACCGCCATAGAGGCGGTCATAAAATGAATATTTTGTTAATTGGTTGTGAGGATCCGGATAGGGATAATTGCAATCGCCTGATCATCCAGCATGTTTTCTACTGCTTCATATACTTCTACGGTGCCATCGATCCAGCAGTGCTCAACCAAACCTCCTAAGGTTTGATACTCACTAAAATCAGGATGGTCTGGTTTAATAGCTTCACGTACACGATCAATGAAAATATTCATCTGTGATGATGGCGGTTTATCTCTATCGGCCTCATGGATGTAGATATAAACTTCAGCAGCAAGTTCAACTTTTGAATCCATACCATGTACCGGTACTTCTTGCTGATTGCCTTGAGTGATAAATATGGCAGGCCGTTCATCAGGCAATACATTATTAAAGTGACGTAAACGGCGACTTACTGTTTTGAGCCCTTCTACCCTTGTACTTAACCGATCAAACAGCGCTTGATAAATTGCTTCACTATCCACCTGCTATACCTCGCTGAATTGCTGCATCAATATTTTTCGGCACAATCTTGGCCACGATATCCAGTGAATCACGCATGAACCGCAATTCTCTAAACCGAACATTCCTAGAATGGGCCTTAACATTGACCTGAACAGGTGAAATAGGTCGGCCAAACGCCTGTTTAATTGTCCTCAGGTGTGCTTTAACACCCAAAGCACCATTTAGACCAAACTCATGTGCAGGCGCATAAGGCACCAAAGCACCACCAGCTCCCACGGTTCCCTCAATGGAATCCTTATCCTCATCCACCTTTGATGAAACGGATCCTCGCAAGCGCCCTGACTGAACTTTGAGTCGTTGGCCACTTAACATGTCTTCCTGAACAATCCGCTGTAAGCGCAAAGTAAGAGCGTTAACCGTGCGTCTTATTTCAAACCTAACGCGATTATTCATCTCATCAAAATTGACCTGAGCATCAACACGATAATCGCTCATAGCTTAATTACTCTTTAGCAGATGCTGCAGATTTCTTTGGCTCAACCACTTCAATATAACGCTCAAAACCTAAGGGCTTTAAAATATGGATAATGTCATTATCAGATTCTAAAACGCCGTTTTTGATATCTAGGTTTTGCCCGGCAATAACGAGTTTGGTTGGCTTATAACCTTCTGGTGCCTGATATTTAAAAGGCATGGGATTCTCCTATACGACAAAGGCGCCAACACCTAAACGGTTAGGGTTTGTGCCTTCATCATCGATTGGAATGGAATTTTTTAACGCAAGGTAGCGTTGGCCATACATGCTGAGATCATAGAAAGCTTCTTTCGATGATCGTGAATAACTCACACTTTGGCCCGCAATTGTCATGCTTGAGGCGGTACCAAAAGCAGCACCATTGCCACTTACAGTACCAACTTTAAGAATATGTGCTGCATATAGACCTACAGCACGTTCCTTTAATGCCCCGAACTCAATTTGAGAAACAATCAGATCCGCTTCTTCTAAAGCATCCTGAATTTTTGCATCTGGCAAAGACATTAAACTCGAATCAGTCGAGAACTTTTCACGAAACGTTTGTACGTCCATAGACTCACCTTATTCCTTAGCTTGAGCTAACTTTGCTTGTAACTGCTCAAGTGTTTCATCGTCACTGAACGTTACTTCAAGCTCTGTTAATTCAGCTTTCACGGCGGCCAAAGTAGCTTCTTCTGCAGCTTTTGCCGCATCACCTGCTGCATCGTTTTGCTTGCCGCCTTTACCACCACGGCCACCAGTTTTACCCGCTGTTTTTGGCTCATCTTCCGCGATTTCCTGAACTTCAAGTTCACCGATATCAATAAGATGTTTAGCAAACTTATTTTTAGTGAGCTTCTTGTGCGCTTCTTCATCCACAAGAGTTGGTGTGCCTGTAGGCAAAACAGCAATACCAGAAAAAACAAAAGCGGCCTGTAAGCCGCTATAGATATAAGAATATTTCATACTGTTTTAATCCTTACACGTGATCCAAGTAACGGAGAGAATCAACACGCTTCAACCATACGCCCTGATATTTGTAGTGACCAGGCACTTTAATATCCACACCAACTGGTTGAGCTGCCAAGAAAGTGACGTCATCACATTTCATTTGGATGCATGACGGATCACGGCGGTAAATAATAGAACGGTCAGCACCTGCCGTACCTTTACCATTTGAACGACCTAAACCACGAATGGTTAACGGCTTACCTTGTGATGCGAAGATGTTATTTTCTTCAATGAATTTTAAGAAAGTCTTTCCGCCAGAATCAGCAACTACACGGGTAGAAAGATGTAAGTACTGATTTGATGCCATCAAATAAGTATCTGGCTGTACGGATACATCCCCATCAACAAGATCTTCAGCATCTGCCAAGCTTGCATTGAAGTCACTTAGTACTTCTTCAATGGTTGCAGTAGCCCAGTTATGTTGGGCTGTAACAATGGTTACACCCGTCTGATTTAAGAAGCCTTTAACTCCGGTAAGAGCATTGCCATACCAAGCAATGTTACTTAAGTGTTTTTCTGCAGCTAGACGAGCGGCCTCTACTTTATCTGCTTCAAGTGCTAAATTTAATTTTTGGGCTGCTTGTAACTCAAACACTGAATACATATAACTGATCGTGCCGACCTTCACTGGCAATTGAACAGTATCATATTCAACTTCAGCCACGGGAATATCATTACCAGTTCCTGAATGATCTTTACCCATACCCACACCCTTCTTACGGCTTAGGATCTCTCCTCCACCATATACGGCATTGACAGGTTTAACAGGAATGTATTTAGCGTAATCCATCACTTGCTGAAGCTGAGGACCCATTTCGTTAAATTCTTCCAATTTAACGAATAACTGAGCTAATGCATCAATATTAAATGCATCCCCAATATTTGCCTGAACCATTTGAGCTACTGGTGTTAGACGTAGCTTCATTGCTGCCAATTTACTCATAATTATTATGCCCCACGTAAGCGAACAGCAGCTAAGCCCTGCTCATTTGAAATTGTTTCCCAAGATGCGTTCGGTAACTCTGTACCGTCTGTTGCTGTTGGGGATAAAGAACCTAACGGCGCTGCTGTGGTGCCGTTAGCTGTTTTGACATAAACCTTTGCGTTGATATCGGTGACTGGTGCGGTGACCTTCACGTAAATCGAGCCTATCGTCATAACCGGTGCTACATCAGTAGCCTTATAGGCTTCTTTGCCATCTGCCGTTTTGCCTGACTTACCTACGCCGTGACGTACGATAATTCCAAACTTGGTATTAGTTGCGCCGGTTACTGCAGAAAATGTTTTTCCGTCTGTACTACGTACAACCACGTCACCATCGTTCACCAAACCGGTACCAGCCATAGGCAGGGATAAAATATCCTCTGGTCCGATGAGGTGAAACTTCATACCAGGTACAGCATCGTATTGCTTAACCATGATTTACTTCCCCTTAGATTGTTTTGTATGCGTTTTCTTTACTGTAGGTCTTTTCATCCCCACCGCCTGCTGGGTCACCATCGCCAGCTTTAACACTTTGTTGCTGGTGAAGAGCATCACCTACAGGATTAGAAGGATGAGTACCCTTCACAGCACAGAGTGCACGGAAAGTTGTGTCGATCTGCTCAGGCTTTGCATCACCTACTGATACGCTACCCATCAAAGCAGTTACTAATGCATCACCAGCTTTTGCAGCAATAACGTCACGCTTGATTTGCTCACATGTGCAACCTTCAGTTTTAACTGTTGGTACCAATGCCTTTGCATCGGCAATAACAGCAGCACGTTCGGCAGCAGCTTGTTCAAGTTTTTCAGGCGTCATCTGGTTCTTTTCCAGATCACCTACTTTTTGCTCAAGAGCAGTTTTTTCGGCATGCAACTGATCTACGACTGCTTGAATTGCTCCAAGCTCATCACCGATAGAAAATTGCTTATCACCAACTTTAAGTTTTGCAGCCTTCATGTTTTCCAGCTGCTCTTGTTGCTGCTTTAATGCATCGGCCAAAGGCGTGTTATCGCCGATGTTAAAACGGATACCGTTTACAATTACTTCCATTGTTGTATTCCCCTTTGGTGGAGTTTGCTGTTTGTCACCGATGCGGCAATCACCACCACAACGGCCATATTTAACGAGTGCTACGTGATTGCCTATAAAATTGATAAATTTCGCTTGATACGGCGTACCATCTGGCGCCGTACCCTGCTCAACGATTAATAAGGCTCCATAGCCAAGCGACATTTCTAGCCGTTCGTTGCTTTGGATCAAATCAATGCTGATCTTGTCTTTAATAAGCAAATCACCCACCAGATAATCGCCTTCCTGTCGGACGTTCTCACAATAGCCAATGTGATAATCCTTCCAGTTAGATGCGTTAATTTCATTCTTAGGCGGGTGATAGTCTGTAGCGTCTACACCATTGAAGCTTTGAATAGCCTCAGGCTTGAAAAGCTCTTCTGCAGGCGTGTAGACATTAATGATTTGATCTGCGGTATAACCTTCCAGTGAAGGAAACTCATACGCATAGTACTGTCGTACTTGAGGCGCTTTAGCTAAGCGAACATTTACGCATTTCAGATACCTCTCTTTGGTAAATGAGCGTGTCGATTCGCTTGGCGCAAAGTCACCAATTTTGAGTTGGTAAATGGTTTTCATAAATTGCGCTCAATAAAAAAACCACCCGAAGGTGGCTTTATTAATTTTCAAAATTACGTTCTTGAATAGGTAACAGAAAAGTCTTTAGCAGAACCGAAATCTACACCATCAATAAAAATATTAGTTTTAATGGGTTTGATATTCGGCGGCTGCAATCCTTTTAAACTTCCCACCACCTCTTGAAACTTTTCAGCAGCCTTACCCGCCGCCTTAGCCAAGTTAGGAAACCCGTCACAGCAAGACATTAACCACAGTGGAGTGAAGTCGCCACCAGTTACAAACCCGCCTTTAGCAAATTTCTGTGCTTGTAAACGGCGATAAAACCGTTTTTTACTAAACTTTTTGCGTTTCATGGCCATAAATCCTTATTAATGGTATTAGGCTTTTAAAGCCATAATGATCGAATCTAATTTCCAAAGCAGAATGGGGATTGAAATTAAAAGAACTGACAAGAAAACCTTTTTCAAAGTGAGTTCTCGGATCTGGTTCATTTGCTCAGGGGTTACGTTACTTACTTCATCCCATTTTATTGGAGGGGTAGAAACAGTTGGTGGTGGAGGCTTAGGTTTTTTAGAGCTTTCTACTCCATCTACTTTAACTAATGGGGGTGTACAAACAATCGGCGGAGTGGGTCTTCTTGGACCGTGGTCCTTCCCACACTTCCAGCATTTCTCGCTAGCGTTAGAATCAGTCAATTAAGATATCCTCATAGTTAGGCAATGCCGTGCAACGACATCGGATAGGCTGACCGGGATGTCCCCCTTCTGGCGGTGAATCCCATCTAAATGTCTTGCCCTGCTTATGTTGATGATCTGGCCTTACACGCTCATCTTTCGCCGTTTGCCATGTGTATGTCTCAACACCCATTGAAAGCTGTCGGGCTTGGTTAATTTGGCCGTTAATCTTGCCCATCTGATCACTAGCAATAAGACGTGCACGATAATCAGTAGATAATCCTAATTGCTTAATAGCTTTGGCCAACTCTTCATTAGTTTGTCCATTCTGCAAAGCATTGGTGATTAATACCTCAAGCTTATCGGCATATTGCTGCGGAATAGACTTAATCAAACTGACATTTGCCGTAATGTTTAGATCTACCTCGTCTTGGATATCAGCAGCTCGATAAAACGGCGTAAGATCCACACCAATAATTGTTTTGGTGTGCTCTGCAATTTGCTTGTCCACTTCCTTTTGGGTATCAGTCACAACTTTTGTGGCTAACGGTCGGGAAATCTCAACAACATACTTTGTAAGCTTTTCCCTAAACGCCGTCATCATGTCAGAAAACCATGCATCACCGATGTTCTGGCCTACAGTTGGAATAACCAATTCCTTAGTTTGTTCCTGACAGTATTTAGATATAGCCAGTAATTGCCGTGTGTAATATAGCTCTACACGGCGATTTACATGCACAGCCCTCGGCTTAGAAGCTTTACGACCTTTTTTACGTTTCTTAGCCTGCTGGAGGTGGGGTTTCAGTATCTGAATTATCGTTGTCATTACGCTTCACCATTATTTCAAGCTCTTTGATATGTTCTTCATCAATCACTGAATAAACACCATCAATGAGTAGCTGCCGTGCTATTTGTGGCTCTGTAATGATGCCCATTTCTAAATACTTGGAATCCCGTTCTGCGTTAGCTTTCTCAACCTCAGAACGGACTTTTGCGTCTAATTGCCATAGTGGATTGAACACTACGTCTAAGCTTGGAATCTGACGACCAAATGTAGCTTGAACAATTACTCTTAAAAGCTTCATCATGAATGGCTTTAAGGACCATATTTGCTTAGTTGCGATACTGTCGTAATAGTTCCGAGTGTCGTGCTCACCAGTTGCATTCATACCTGCCGGTGATTGCCCGAATAAAATCGTATATGGCATATCGGCAGCACCAGCAGCTTGAATTGAGAATTCACGCATAAGATCAGGCAAGCCACCAAAGCTATAAGATTTAGAGTCATACTCCTCGTCTTTATCCAAGACGATCATGCCATTCAAGCCCTTAAGCAATCCGACACTTAGAAAACGTTCAGCTACGGATTTCATGTCCTCTTTGATCTTATCGACCAAGTTGGGAGTTCTAATCACATCAATTTTTGATTCATGGACCAGACTAGCAGTGGCTTTCTTAACGGCGGCATGATCAAGCAGATCCTCATATACTTCCTGAAGAATACTTACCGGCTCTTCATTAACTACATCGGCATGGCCAAACTTATATAAGCGGGTATGGTGGATCCTTTGAGTTGATTTCCCATCCAGCTTTAACTTATAAAATTCAGGCTGCTTTAAAAGTCCACCTGCCTCCTTAGGCGATAAGTATTTACTGGTATCAGCTTCAATGTACTTTTTCTTAAGCACAGTGAAAAACTCTAAACGACCAACGCCTAACTTGTTTAAATCAAACGGTTGATCTAAGTCACCGCCGTCTACAGTCCCTAGAAGCACATAGCAAACGCCATATAAGCGAGAAAGTACCAAACTAGATAAGAGCACCCCATCTAAGTTAAATGCCTTACACGCCTCTTTAAGCTTCAATAAATCGTTATCTTGAATCCCTTCAAAAAACCATCCAGCTCGGAGCATGTCACTTGCTGGACGGTTTACGATGCGCTTAGCCAACCAGTGTTGATACACGGCTTCTAATTGCTCATCAGGAATTACTTTCTTAACGAAAGAACCGTGTGAAGCTTTGTCACGTTCGGTACCAATATTTGAGACAAAGTTTGTATATGCCCCTGCATCGCCAATTGCATCGGGCTTTTTAGTTTCAGCCATAATTTCCTCTAATCAAATACAGTTGGCTTTTTGGCTAATGAATCATTAATTGCATCAATGGTCGGGTCCCACTGGTCGTCATGATCATGTGACCAATCAGCAGTAAGGCCTTCAATCTCTTCAATGTAGTTCAATAGCCACGGTGCATTAGCTGGTAACCAAACGCGCTGATCTTCAACATAAAGAATGACGTCCATTGTCCGTGACAATTTGTCCTCATCCCGCTGAATTGCCCTAATAGGTAAGGTAGTTTCCCTAGAAATGGATTGAATTAATCCGGTACCACTCGCCTTATCTTCTACCGCCATATAACGAAGCTTGCCGATTTTGGTATTGCTATCCTTATGCTTATTGATAAAAGCTTTAGCCTCCTTCAATAGCTCAGGTGCTTCCCATTTCCCGCGCTTCACATCAATGATGTAAAGGTTATTGTCATAGCCTAGACCAGCACATAAGAACACAGAGAAGTCATTATGCTTTTTGACCTTCTGTGCAGTATCGACCCATACAGCCCGCCATTTAAGAACAGGTAGCTCTAGATAACGAGGGAACCATTCAGCCTTAACAAGATCACCACCCAGCTTTTTAGGGTTTTGCATGTATTGGCTAGCAAAGGTGTAGCGTGACACTGTAGCGCCGTCTTTATCTTCCCCGCCTTTCTCCAGCTGCAGCAATGAAAGTAAAGATTCTTTTAATGGCCAGTAGCTTTGTCGGCCTTTCTCATCACGCTCAACATCACGTGGAATTTTGCGCTGTATGTGCTCTGGTAGCTTAATGATGTACTCATCATCAATAAGTGCGGGAATACTGATCTGTTCCCACTCACCAGGTACATTGCCAGTCAACACAAAGTTAGTTGGATCTTCAACGTGCAAACGTTGCATGATCAGAATAATTGGCGTGTCAGATTTAGCTTTACGAGAGTTGACCGTGTTTAGAATTTTACGGTTAGCTTTACGTCTAGCGGTCTGGCTAAATGCATCCTCAGGCTTTAATGGGTCATCAAGAATAATGGCACCGGTAAAGCCCTCATTAGCTAATGTACCAGCACGGCGACCTGTGACCTGCCCACCCATCGAAGCAGAATAAACATGACCTGCGTCATATCCATCGACTGTGGTTTTCCAACTAGACTTAGCGTCCGTACTGGTAGAGATCTTTACAGGCCATAAATTCTGAAAGTCATCCGACTTAACAATATTCCTTGCTGTTGCTGATACATCCTCTACAAGTGACTGCGAGAAAGACAAATACAGAAACCGCGAACGTGCATTACGCGCTATACCACGGGCAATAAGGTTTGTGAGTAATTCAGTTTTACCGCTTCCGGGTGGAACGTTAATAACTAGGTTCTTAACCTTTCCAGCGATTACCTCGTCAATCTTGTCGGCAATATATTCATGATGCCAATTGACCGAAAACTTAAAACCCATACGCGGCAAGAAGAAAGCACGAGTGAAAAATAAATGTTCTTTCTCACATTTAATCCGTTTAGCTTTGGCTTTAACAGGATCAATATTCGTTCTCGAGTTCATCTATCGCCTGCCTTACCTGCTCATCGGTAGCAGTCACATAGGTAATATTTTCGCTTTGTAATGGACCACCACCAGCGCCTGTAATTTCAGTCTTATTCGTGTACTTGCCGCCTATGTCCTCAGCAGCTTGCTTAAGAATGCTTAAAGCTGCTACACGGTTTCTACTGTGCTTTTGATATTGGCTTTCGTAGCGCTGTAAACGCACCGCTAAATTTGCAATAGGGATTGCCTCAGGCTTACCCAAAAACATTTCTCGAGTCTTTTCAAAATCTTTTCTTAATTCTTCGCTCAGGTTCTCGCCTGCCCGTTTGGTCGGGTCGTATTTCTCACACTGCTGTTTAGTAACTTTTATCCCGTATTCTTGGTTGACGAGCTCAGCAGTTTCTGTGGGTGTATTAAATACGGCAAGTGAGCGAACTATAAAGAGTTTTACCTCTTTTTTTAGAGCCGCCATATCCTCAATCCTGTCAACCTACGTCAACCTAAATAGCCAAAAAAAAGAGCCTCAAGGCTCAGGTAATTACGCAGTTTCCACAACATTTCGAAATATCTAAATCAGAAACAAACGGCGGGTTTTTAGCGACTTCAATAAGTCGCTTAACATTTTTGCTTGGTCCATAACGTTTAACTACGCCAATAAACTCTTCAACGTCATGACCTGCAAGATAGTGCTTAGGAAGACCAGAACTATCGCTATAAACAATTTCTCCGTCCTCGTCTCTCATCACTCCAATGTGGTAAAGCTCATGTTCAAGTAAGTAACAGAACTCTGTATCGTTTGCACGCTCACAGAAAGAAGCGTCGACAGTTATTAAGTATGTTGGCACAAAGCCGAACCAGTCTCGCATCTGTTGCTCTTGTCTGGCCTTACGCCATCCACCAACATTGAACATGACTTTTTCGCACTGACCTAACACCATAGCTTGCTTACTTTTATATGCAGAAGAGGCCCAAGCAAATGCTAAAAATTCTTCATTATCGTGAAGCAGCTCAGCAATATGGTCATGGTCAGGGTTATAAAGAGGTCCACCTATCGTTAAGTAGTTGGCCACAACCCATTTCTTTAGGTCTGGAGCGGGTATTAAACGAATTGCTTCCTCTTCTTCTGCCTGATCCATAAAATCAGTTGGAGGAAATGGTCTGATCTGATCCATCTTCAATTCTCGCTAATTCGCTTTTAATCCAGTTGATTGCATAACCTGATTCAATTTGGTGAGGCTCAAGACGCTCAAATACATAACCTCGGTCTAGTGCTAGATCATACTTATTAAATGAATTTGCTATCTTTGTGCCACCTCGGCCAACTGCCCACGGACTGCCAGCAATTTCTATAAGAAGATTCAACTTCACAATATAAAAATCGAACCGCCAATTTTTTGTTGATTCAAATTGAAATTTTCTTCTATAACCAATTCGATGCTCTTCTAGTTCTTGAAATAAGGTTTCTTCGGCCTCGAGATATTTTTCTTTAGCTTTAGGCAGTGGTCTGGATTTGGGTTTCGTTTTGAGCTCTTTTTTTTGTGTAAGCCAAAAGTACTCTTTATCATCCATACCTCTAGCCTCTTATAAAAAGCCCTCTGGCTTACTGTTGAGACGAGCAATTAATTTATGTTGCTTTGCTATGGCCAAAAAAAATCGCTCATCTAGGTGAGCGATCTGTTCTGTATTTAAACCTTTTGTATTGCAACTTCCCAAATGGTTTAGCTCTATTTGAAGCTGTCTAATCTCATTCGTAATTTTTTGAAATTCAGTCATACATACTCCAAAAAGAAAAAGCCCCGCCAATAATCGATATTTAGCGAGGCCATTTGCGCCGTAATACGTCCGGCAAACGATAAAACTAGTTTTTAGGTGCTCTAAGGATATTTAGAACTTTCTCAGACATATCATGTAAGTCAGATCCAATTGGCAGCCAGAAATGGAACACCGTATTGTCGCGGTTAAAAACTTGCTTGTAGTACTCAGTTTTAAAAGATGGGTCGATATCTGAAGCTTTAAGCAATCTTCCTTCTTTTTCTATCTTTTGCCCATCCAATTCACCACCAACACAGATATTCATTTTAAGTACCAGATTTTAATTAGACTGGACTATAGCACAAAATAAAAAAGCCCACCGATTGGCGAGCTCTTAAATTCATTCTGGCGATTACTTTACATTTCGCCCATTTTAGAAATCTTTATACTCAAGTGTATACCCAACTGTCAAGCACAAGTTTCTTGAGTATCAGGAAGTTCAAAACGAAATGAACGAGAAATACGCGATCTAATTTCATTTTCCCATTCTGCAACAATAGATTCTCCAAATAACTCAAACTTTTGATAGCTTTTTATGTAAGCAGTCTTAGTGGCAACAATTCCTGCAATTTTCATTTTTTCATTTAATGTATATGGACGCTTGCCAGTTCCATTACATTTTTCGCAAAACTTTGCCCCTTCAGAAAAACCTTTTGAATTAAAAGTTTCGAGTTTTCCTATTCCTTGGCATCCTCCACACATAGCCTTAACAAAAACATGGCCACGTAAAACAACCTCAGCAATTCCTTTTGCAAGATTAGTAAGATCACCTTGGGCATTAGTAGGGGTAAATTTTTTCTTTACCATTTCTTCATGAATCTTTACCGCTAATTTATTTCGCGCACGGAAAAAATCACCGGATTTAATCTCACCACGAACAAACTCGACTTTACCCGGTATATCTTCAATACGGCGCTCGGTTTGAAAATTAAAATCATACTTACTGTAAAAAGTTTCAGTCTGTTTTTGTGCTGGGGTAATTATTGCGATTCGCTCAAAATCAACCTTTTCAATCAAGACAGTGGCCCAAAGCTTTGCAGCTGGTGATAAAAGTGCTAATTCACCTAAAACAACATCTTTAGAAATTTTCTTACCTTCAGCTTTGCCTTGAGCAATAGCAAGGCGAAGTAACTCAATAAAATCAAACTTTTCAACCAACATAATCGCCTTCCTATTTACCCTTAATTAATAATTCAATTTGCTTTAATGCCATACCGGACTTAACTTGCTCTGTGCTGAACCGTAAAACTGTAAAACCCATCATTGCTGCGGAGTTGTATTTCTCCATATCCCCTATATAGCCTTTGCCCCTTGTATGACGGCCTCCACTCCAGATCCCGCCTTCCACCTCAATCAAAATCTTTGTACCCGTTATTAAAAAATCTGCTCTCCATTTACGTTCAGGATGGAATTTATATTCCTGTTCAAAACTGATCTTGCATGCTTTTAAATGTGTTGCTAATACCGTCTCGCCTTCACTCGGCTGTCTTGTACCTTGCTTTGCTGAACGGCGCTTTTTATTTTTCTGAATAGGAAATAATTCACGATATTCAGCAAGGCTCATTGATGACATTAAGCACCGCCCTTTAATAAGTGATCTAATTGATTAGCAATGCCGTTATAAACACGTGATTTATCTAGGTCACCCAAAAGCGTTAATGCATGGGCATCGTTTATAAATTTATCTCTTAACTTTGTTAAACCAGCTTTTAACTTGATTAAAGGATCTATCTCATTTCCATTAACTGCTTCGTGGTCTGCTATAGCCTCCTGAACTCTTTTTATATGAACAACAAAATCTTTATTACCTATTAAAAATTTGATCATTTTGAAATCATTGAAATCATTGAAATCAGCAATAAATACTTTGCCTTTAGCAACTTCAACTCCACCAATTTGCTCTATTAGTTCCAACGATTGAACCAATTTTTTAAGGTCTAAAATCTTTGGGGTTACAACACCACCTACTTCAGCAGATCCAATAACAAATCGAGCCTTTTCGATTCCATGTTCCTTCATAAACTCAACTGCATTCATACATTCGCCCCATCAATTAGCTGAAGAATATTTCTAGGGATTGGCATACCCTCCCGACGGCACATCTCTGCGTATTCGTGTGGATTATCGAAAGGATCAGGGCCCAACTCTTTTATAAGCTCAGGCTCTTTTTCTTTTGCCTCAAGTTTTTGAACTGGTGCAGGTTTACGACCATTGATTTTTAATCTTTCCATCAATGATTTGAGATGCTTTTGAGCCTCGTCATTGCTCACAGGAACGTGTTTAGGTTCTTTGTGTTCTAGTTGTAGCGGTGGAGTGTAAAACTCTTGCTGACGGCCTTTTAACTGAGCTTTAGCAACCATCACGTTGTAGGTCCCGAAGAAATTATCTTGAGCTGCTCGCATTTGGCCGGCTTCGATCAAATACATAACCTCGTCTAAGGCGTACTTAGTGATTTGGGTAATAACCACGGAACGGTCAGTTGTAAACTTACATGCGCGAGACCAAGCTTCTTCTGGAGACATCCAACTTTCACCGATACACCAGGTGCGAAACTCGGCAAATGACGGCATAAAGCGTCCACCTGCTGTAAGTAAACGACCAAGTGCGTTGTTAAATTGGTTTTGTTGAACGCCAACCAGTGTTTTAAGTGCGATTTGCTCAACCACTGACAGAGGAATTGCACTTTCGCCTGTTGCTGGAAATTGCTTATTGAACTGAGCAGCGTAAACAGTGCGAAGAGAAGCGATTAATTGACGCACTTCGTTCAAGGTAATCTCATGCATGACCTACCTCCTCACTCACTAGAAACTTTTTTGAAGGGGTTACATCCACGATTTGAGACTGGTTTTGTTCTTCAAAAAGATTTGCGAAGTAACCCGGCTCTTGTGTTTTTTGCCCAACTGAAGTGATTTGCTCTTGTTTCTTGCGGTTAGCAGCGACTTGTTTCTCGTTGTTTTGAACCCAAGAGAACCACTTAACCAACCAGATGCTTGGTGTATTCAACGAACTTGATTCGTTTGCAAAGTACCAGTCACCGAAATTTTGAATCATGGTTCTCAAGTCGATTTCAGGTACAGAAACAAATCTTTGTTGAGCAAGTGAGATGAAATCGTATTGAAACTCGCTGTATTCAGAAATGAATTCACGCATTGAGTAACGCTTGTGATCATCGATCTGATACTGAGCAAATTGGATTGGTGTAAATTGCGAATTTTCTTCACGCGCATTACTACTACTATCTATATATTGGTTATCGGTTAACGGTTTATGGTTAAGGTTTTTTTGGCTTTCACTTTCAGAACCCAAAATTAACCCACTGGGTTTTTGTGGGTTTTCAGAATTAACCGAGTCGCCTTCACTTTGGTTTTCTTTTGGTTTTTCCTTACGTGGACGCCCACCTTTCTTACCATTTTCACGATTTTTATCCCCTACTTTTTGATAAGCGGCGATTTCTGAATCACAACGTTTGTTGTGAAACCCGTCTTCCTCTTCCACAAAAAACTCTTGCAGCACAATTAATACTGCATCCCTTTCTTCTTGGGTATTTGCACGTAACCGACGAAAAACCGACTGGGTTTCTTTGGGTAATGGTTTTTCATTCAAATAATAAAAATCGAGAGCACGGCGATAAAAGCACTCTTCAACTGGGCTAAGGTGCGCTGTAGCAACCATAAAGTCGCTGATATGGTGGAGATATTTATACATCAGTGACTGCTCCTAATTTTACAAGACCGCGCATTTCCAACTGACGAATAATTCTTGGAGGAATAAATTCGTTGTTGATTTTGTAGCGAATACGAGACTTTTCTTTCACCTGAATTAGTTTGTGCCCATCCTCCATGAGACGGCGAACTGCTATAGCCTGCCCCCATATGGGTTAATTCTTCAAGTTGATAAAATCTTTCCTGAGCCTCAATTGCGGCATTCATAACTGAAAGTGGCATAGCTGCTAATTCTTTAGCCGAATAGATCTTTACTGGTTGTTCCAGTGGAATTACCACCTCTAGCGGTGTGGTGGAAACGGAAATATCCTGTTTTCTTCTTGCTGCATATCTCACTTTTCACCACCCTTTGGCTTAACATAGCCTCCAAAAGAATCAACCAAACACGCCTTGGTTAAGCTGGTTACAATCTGCTGTGCCAACCACTGCGTTATGCGAAATTGACGAGCCATGGCTTCTGAAAACTCAACCTTCGTAACCGCAGCATTATTTTCGTCATACCCCTTGTTGCGTAAATTTTGCTTTTTCACCTCAAATAGGTGGCCAAGTACTCGCAATGCAGGCTCATAAAAAGATTGGATTTCACTTTGCTGGCGAGAATCTTTGATTTGGTGTGTAAAGCTGTTCATGACACCTCCGCTAATGCTTGCTCAGCTTTTGTTAGGCGGCGTTTAGCGTTGAGCTCTGCTACTGTTGCTGTACGGATTTCTTTTGACGAAACTAAAATCAAATGATTCTCTGATTTGATGGTCCATAAACTAGTCAAGTTTTTGTTTTTAACTTCAAACAAATCATTTGATTTAAAACTACGGCACTCTTCAGTAAGTACCACTACATCACCCACTAAAAACTCTTGTAAGTTGTGTTTGGACGTTTGATTTGATAAATTAGTTTGCATATTCATGGGTTCCTAAATTTGTGAATTAAGAAGCCTGATCTTGACCATCAGGCTTTTTTATTGCGTTCTCTCCGAACGGATTGTTTTCTTTGTTCATATAAATCAAAACGTTCTCTGGGTATTCCAGATACCTGTGACATAAGATTCTTGTCATCTTCACAACGCTTCATATCCAGAATGGCTAACCATCTTAAATACTGGCTGTTAGACCAGCCTCGTTCATATGCTTCCCTTGCCACATGCTCAGCTACAGGCTCAGATAAATGTGTCGGCATGCACACCGTCTTTTTTGCACTTGGCTTTTGTTTGGTCATGGTTGTTCCTAAACTGATATTTGTTCATGAGGTCAGTTATGCTATAGACGACTCTGGCTTAGCATTCTCAAGTAGCCATTCAGCCGTAAACTTTCCACCGCTATTAATTGCAAGTATCTGGGCATATTTGGTTTCGCCCGTATATTCAGTTCTTGGTAATACCCCTCGTTTTTCCATCTTGCTCATGGCCATGTATGTACGGTTTAGTAACGCTGCTGCTTTAGATCGACCACCAACAGCATCAAAAGCATATTTAATGGGATTCAAAGTTAAATCTCCCTTTTAATTGATTTCACCAAAATTAAATCATAGGTTTAATTTTAATACAATCCATGATTGCTTCTATTTTTTTAAATTTCCAATAGAATTTTAAACCAAAGGTTTATTTTATTAATGATTATGGAATCTATAGCTGAACGCATCCAAGCAGCACTTGATTATGCAAATCTAAAATGGTCAGCAGCATCTCTCAAATTGGGACTATCAGCTCAAGCTGCATCTAACTGGAAAAAGGGGAAAATTGGTAAGGAAACCCTGAAAGAGCTAGCGGCTTTAACTGGAGTAAGTGCCGGATGGTTGCTAGATGGTTCTGGATCAATGATCGAGTTGGCTGACAATCCTGAGAATGCTGATGCATATAGGCCAGTTATGGCATGGGAAGCACCGGATGACCTCGATCCTAATTCTTTTATGATTATTCCGCATGTAGACGTCAAGTTTTCCGCAGGTAATGGCCGACTGGTTGAATTTGAGCCAACAACCAGGATGACGGGATGCGCACAACGCATGGAGTGGTTTCATAAGAAAAAAGTTTCACCTAAAAATCTTGTAGAAGTGGATGTTGATGGTGACAGTATGGAACCAAGGATACCAAGCGGCAGCGTTGTAATTATCGACAAGTCTGTTAATAGACTAGAGCAAGTTCAGAACAGAAAGGTGTATGCAATCAGGTATGGTGATGAACTAAAAATCAAAAGATTATCTCGTAGATATGACGGAGCCTTGATTATTGATAGTGATAATCCTAGCTATGAAAGAGAGATCGTTGAGCCGCAAGACTTGGAGCATATTGGCATCATTGGTAAATATGTTTCTCATTCTTATGATGGTGAAATTTAGGCGAGCTAAGTAATTAATTTTTAAAGAAAAGATGGTATTATGATCGCAACACTTAATAAATCCAAAACTGCGCTAACGATTAATCGCCAAGAGTTCAAATTAGCATTAGGTAAAATTGGCGAAGGTATTGAAAAACAAATAGCCTCACTTAAAAAAGCCAAGCAAAGTTATGACGCTACTGAAATGGCATGTGAGGTCATTAATGAAGCAAATATCTTTGAGGCTATAATCGAAGGATTTAATGAAGCTGAAGGTACTAATTTAAAACTATCAGATATAAGTAATTTGGAGCAAGCGCAAGGCTGGGTTGATGATTTTCTAGAAAAGTACAGCACTTGAAAAGGTAAATAAGAAGAAGTTGATGAGGTAAGATTCGTAATGAATAAAAAATATATGCCACCAGAACTTTACGAATACAGGCATCTAACAAGCACTGAACAAATGGCAATTCATCAGATGCTTATTTCTTATGTTCGTGAAGATCACCGCTTCAATATCATCATGATGGGGGCTGCGGAGCCTTACAACTTAGTAAAGATAATCAGTGTGAATTTTGAAAATGAAGCTGCAGGTATATGGATTCACTTCGAAACTATTGTTGGTGAAAAGCTGGCCTTGCCTATTGATTTCATTTCAAGAATTGAGTTTTCAGGGCAGCAGGAAATTTAATAAAAAAGATTAGTTTAGGGTTGGAGGAATATTAGGAAATGAAGTGGAATCCACAATATGCAAAAAATTGAAGTTAACTCCCGTAATATCAGCCATGTTCTTTATCAACACTTCTTGTTGACGGTAGTGCTTAGAACAGGTGAAAGGTTTATTTACAGACTTCTTGAAGCAACCACATTCAAAGAGTTTGTTGATTCAGAAGATAAAGATAAATTTTATAGAAGTCATATTGAGGCTAATAAAGAATTTAAGCGGATTCAGCTTTTTGTTTAATTGAAACCGTGACCCGACACAGTGCTTTAAACCATATCGGTAGAGAATATATGTATAAGATACCTAAAGTAGTTATTCCTGATTCCGCTAAAAAATATAGGCCTCCCAAAGTTAAATTAACGCTAGAAGAAATCAAGCAACTTTCAGATGACGAGTTAATGATGCTTTTAAGCGGTGAAGGCCGAAGCGGAATTATCCCAGCACCACTTCTACAAGCTATAAGCTATGAATTGACATCAAGACAGATTAAAAAATCCAGCAAACCGCATTGGACTGCTTATGTTGGGGTGCTGCTGGCCTTAATTGCTGCAGTCACTGGTGTTGTTGCAATACTAAAATGAGAGTAACGATAACAGAGCACATTGAGATAAAACTAAGCACAAAATTTACTATACGTTTGTTTTTGATTTTCATGACATATCCACCAGTAGCACCCTCTTAACAAGTAAAGCAATTGAGGTGATTAGAGGTATTAAGCTAATTAACAGACCAGCTCTCGTCAACTTTATTTCACACATAAGAACTCTCTTTAAAATGTGAACCAAATGGCAATATTCACAAGTATTGTTACCATGCTAATAAACATTTGCATATTTAGTATCTGATCTAATTTCATAAAAATACCTTTGTCAGGTTAAATCAGCGACCAACCCACCACCACGGTGGGTTTTCTTTTGTCTATTAAATCTAAAATTTAAAATAAATTCAATCTTAGGTTTAAATATCTATTGCATCAAAATTAAATCTAAGGTTTAATAATTTTCACCAGAGAACAAAAAAGCACACCGCCCCTCCCCAGGTCCGATGTGCTTTTGCAAACTGCGAGATCAATTATGAACGTAAAAGCTACCCCTTTCAACTCATTTGCATTTGTCAGCATGGCTGCACTTGCAATCTCTGGTGGTTCTTTAGTTGCTTGCCAATTGCAGCCAGCTTTCCAAACAAAAGAAGCACCTACTCTTTTTACACCTAAAACTCAACCAAGTACTTACGGTGTGTTAACCGCGAAAATCACAAGTAAACATTCTGGCGTTGCTGTCATCAAATTAGATAGCTTCCGTTTAAACGTTAGCTTTGATTTTGAAGCTCATCCAGACAGCTACGGCGTTCCGGGTTCTGAATTCACCGCTGTTGATATTACCCAACTCACAGTAAATGAAATCACTGATGTTAATGGTAAGTCATATAACGATTTCACCGAATTTGAAGACATCCGAAACATCAATGGCCTTCTAAAAGGCTTCATCGAACGTAACAAGTTGGTGGAGGCTTAAAGATGACTAATTTCAAAAAACACCCTGACGGCTACATGTCATTTTTAGGCCGTGATGATAAGGGCCTCTACTCTGTCCGCATCGGCTGGCAAGTGTACGCATCTAATGCTAATGGCTCAGTTCTTTACAAAGTTAAAGACGGATTTAAGACGCCTTTAAATGTGTTCAGGTTCCAAACTGACTATCCAAAAGTTTGGAATGAACTCACACAAGAAATTGATTTCCAACGCAGAAAGCAGCTCGCAATAAAACTGCGTGAAACAAACATCCCTACTTATGACCGCAAGGCTTATAAAACTAAGCGCGGCTTCACTGGCTCAAGATAAGGATAAGAAAAATGGCGTTACCGATTATTACTGCTGACCAAACTTTATTGGTTCAAGCAATTATTGTGTACCTATACGCTGATCCGGGTTTAGGTAAATCATCGATGGGCTTTACTGCGGAAAAAGCAATTTCTTTTGACTTTGACCGTGGTGCTCACCGTACTGGTGAATTACGTCGTGGTGCGGTTGTACAGGTTCAACAATGGAGTGATGTTGCAAACCTTACTCCGCAGGACTTAGCACCATATAAAACCGTAGTCATTGATACCGTGGGTGCAATGCTTGAATGCATTAAAACCCATCTATTGCTAACTGCTAATAACCGTCAAAAAGATGGCTCTTTAAAGTTAAAGGCTCAAGGTTTAGCGAACCAA